AGATCAAGAAGCGGGACGGGAAGGTCCTCCGGGGGTACGAAGGGCGCTACGGCTACGAGAGCCGCGCGCTGTTCGGCGCCCCTCCGGGGAAGAAGCTGGTCGGCGTGGATGCAGACGGGCTCGAAGGCCGGATGCTCGGGCACTACCTGGCCCGATACGATGGCGGTGCCTACGGGCGCTCGGTCGTCTCCGGCAGCAAGGCCGATGGGACGGACAACCACACCATCAATCAGAAGACGGTGGGCCTCACCACCCGCGACGGAGCCAAGACCTGGTTCTACGCCTACGTCTATGGGGCTCAGAACCTCAAGCTTGGAACCACCGAGTACGAGGACTGGCCCGAAGCTCGGCAGGACGCCTTCTCCGCCAAGTACCCGCCCGGTAAGCGGCGCGAAGACGCGCTGATGCGGATGGGCAAGCGGGGCCGCGAGAAGATCGAGGTCGGGCTTCCCGGTCTCGGTGACCTCAAGGCCGCCGTGGTCAAGAAGGCCAAGGCCCGTCCCCCGAAACTCCGAAGCCTCGACGGACGCTACCTCCACATCCGCTCTGCTCACAGTGTGCTCAACACCCTCCTCCAGGGGGCCGGGGCCATCGTGATGAAGAAAGCGCTGGTGCTCGCCTACGACGCCTTCCTCGAAAGAGGCTGGGTCCACGGCAGGGAGTTCGCCTTCGTCGCCAACGTCCACGATGAGTTCCAGATGGAGGTGTTGCCAGAGTATGCGGAGGAAGTCGGCGCGATTGCGTCCGATGCCATCCGCCGTGCAGGAGAGGCCTTCGGTCTCCGCGTCCCCCTCGCGGGCTCGTCGGACATCGGCCAGACCTGGGCGGCCACGCACTAAATCGAAACCTGAAGACCCCCGGACCATCATGGTGCGGAACGCACGCAACCGGGCGCGGAAGGCCGGGGTCCCCTTCAACATCACCAAAGACGACATCGTTATCCCCTCGCATTGCCCCGTCCTCGGCATCCCTCTCTTTCCCAGGGTGGGTCGCGGAGGCGGGGACAACAGCCCCTCCCTCGACAAGATCAAGCCGGAGCTGGGGTACGTGCCTGGGAACATCATCGTCGTCAGTTTCAAAGCCAATCGGATCAAGTCGGACGCCACCATCCGGGAGCTGCGCGATGTCGCCAGCTTCTACGCCACCCTGCGGGAGGACGTCCGCATCACAGGAGCATCCAATGACCAGTGAGAACTACCGCCTCTGGAGTGAGGCCAACCGGCGCTGGCGCGACCCCGTCGCGGTGCAGGCCGTCGAAGAGCAGGGGGTCGGGGAATGATCCGCAAGGCTCTCGTTACCCTTACCGGGACCCTCGAAGTCGAGATTGACGACGAAGAGGACGACCTGGCGCCGGAAGAGATGGCTCGCGCAGAGGCCTCCTGGGACTGTCACTGTGATGTGGTGGAGTTCCATGATGTGGAGTGGCAGGCGTGAAGCTGCTTAAGGACCTCCTCTTCGACGCCACCAACTCGTCCCTCGATTGGGGGCGCCTCGTCGGCGTCACAGCAGTGCTGAGCGTCCTCATCGCGGCGGTCGGCAACTTCTACCACGGCAAGGAAATCGACATCGGGCCGACCGGGCTTCCGGGCGGGCTCGCCACGATCCTCGCCGCCGCCTCCTTCTACATCATCAAGGACCGGCAAAATGCTAACCCCAAAGGCTGAGCGGACGGGCAACGTCTGCCTCATCCTGATGGTCTTGGTCGTGGCTGCCTTCTGCGTGGTGACGCTACCGTGGGGCTGACCCTCCTCAAGCTCATCAACCCAGAGGGCTGGGCTGGCATCATTGTCAGTGCCACCCTCGGGGTGCTCCTCGCTCTCCAGGCGGGTAAGACCCACCACTGGAAGGCCGAGAGCAGCCGCTTCGAGCAACTCTACAAGCTTGAGGTCCACAATCACGAGACGGACTTGGTCACCTATCGGGACGCTGTGAAGCGAGCCGAGGAAGCCGACGCCGCCAACAAGGCCCGTGTCGAGGCCGAGCAGACCACCATCAATCAACAGCGAGGTTCCTCGTATGAAGAACGCATTGCCGCTGCTCGCGCTCGCGCTGGCAGCGTGCCACACGGCCCGTCCGGAGACCATCAAGGCAATCCCGGAACAGCGCCAGTGCGCGCCCTACCCGCTGCCCCCGGCAGCCCTGCTCAAGCCCCCGGTGAAGACGGACTTTCTGACGCTCTCATCGCAACCGAGCAGGCCATCCAGCTCGACGAACTCATCAAGTGGGTCCGCCAGCAACACGCGGTCGAGGTGAATGGACGCGCGCAAGCAGCTCCAGGTCATCCCTGAACGGGAGCCCCTGACAATGGGAGAGGCGGTCCGTATCGGCTCCTCCGCATCCCGGCTGGCCCGCTATCGGCACCTCCTCAAGGAGGCCTTGAAGCCGACCACTGGCTCCATCGTGGTGGGCTCCGGCTACACCGCACAGAGCCAGGCGCTCGGCAGCACCGAGGTCCAGGCAGCTCTCTCGTTCCTTATCGAGCGTGAGGAGCTGTTCCTGGCCAGCTTCAACGTACAGATTGAGAGACCAAACGCATGAACGCTACTCAGCTAAAGTATGCCCGGCAGCGCGCCGAGGCTATCCGGAACGCCCGCCTTGCGGACCTCCGTAAGAAGCACACGACCGACAGCATCTCGCTAACGCTGGAGCAGCGCCTCGACGCCCTCCGTTCGGGGGCCTTCACGGTCAACCCTTCGAAGGTTCGCTACGACCATTGGTACAATGCCGTGGAGTTCATGGGTGAACGGGACCACGCCTTCAATCAGGAAGCCTTCGATGCTGAGAAGGTGGAGCTAGAGGAAGCCTACCGGAAGCTCGAAGATGAGCTGGTCCTAGGGGACAATGACACCGCCCTCGCCTTGCTGAAGGAGTTCGAGGGCTCGGCCATCGCGTGACCCGCACCCTCCTGCTCGACGCGGACCTCCTGGCCTACCATGCCAGCGCCGCTAACGAACGACGGTACAATTGGGGCGACGGCATCAAGTCCGTCGCTGCCGACGAGCTGAAGGCCCGCGCGTTCGCTGAGGAGCGCATCGAGAAGTTCGCGGACAAGCTGAAGGCCGATGAGGTCATCGTGTGCCTGTCCGACGACTTCAACAGCTTCCGAAAGGACCGGGTCGATCCCAACTACAAGTCCAACCGGAATGAGGTCGAGCGCCCACTCCACCTCTACGACATCAAGGACTACCTCGCGGAGACCTATGACACCGTCAGGTGGACCGCGCTGGAGGCCGACGATGTCATGGGCATCCTCGCCACGGACCCCACCCGGACCGACGAGCGGATCATCGTGTCCTCCGACAAGGATATGATGAGCGTCCCCGGCAAGCTCTACCGCCCGCCCATCTGGCTCCAGGGCAAGCTGATCCGGAAGGGCGTCCTCATGGACATCAGCCTGGAGGAGGCCGACCGCTTCCACCTGTATCAGACACTCATCGGGGACGCCACGGACGGCTACAAGGGCGCCCCCGGCATTGGCCCCAAGGCCGCCGAGGCGATCCTCGACGGGGTCATGTGGGTCCAGCAGGAGCGGACGCTGAAGTCCGGCCCGCGCAAGGGCCTGACCCTCACCGAGTGGAAGCCCTCCGAGGGCGCCTACATCCCCGCCTGGCTCCGCGTTGTGGCCGCCTTCGAGAAGGCCGGTCTCACCGAGGCCGAGGCCCTCCAACAAGCCCAGCTCGCCCGCATCCTCCGCTACGAGGATTGGGACGGGCGCTCCCCGCGTCTCTGGCTGCCGTCCCTATAGGCACGTTAAGGTGTCAATTAGGTTGCACTAGGGTGGAGACGCAAGAAGCTCCCGGTATCCATTAACGATGGATATCCGCTGGTTACGCCGACCTCCGAGGCTCGTGGTTCCCTTGTGCGTGACCACGGGCCTCATCTCTTTTCAGGAGCCCCATGCGCTTTCCCAACACCGTTGATGACTTCATCGCGCTGCTCGACCGGACCTTCCCCGAGGTCGTCCCGCAGCCCGGCGACAGTCCCGAAGAGATTATGCACGCCGCAGGCGCCCGGTCCGTAGTGGCCTGGTCGAAGGCCGCGCGTGCCAACGCCAGCAAGACCCCCGCCCCTCCACGGCTGAGGGGCAGAGGACGCGATGTGCGTAGCAAGTAAGCCGAAAATCCCCAAAGACGACCCAGCCACGCAGGACAAGCCCCTCCCCATCCTGAGGAACCCCCTCCTGGACGGGCTGCTGGGAAACATCGCGTCCCTTCGCGGTGGCCGTAACGCTCTCCGTATCGACCTCATCAACCCCCTGGCCATCCCGGCTGGTGGCGCGGTTGGTGGCGGCGGGGGCGGTGGCGGCTCTGGAGGCAGCAGCTCCAGCGGCAGTGACAACTTCACTGGCGGCGGAGGTGGTGACACCATCGGCTCCGTAGGTGGTCGCACCTTCAAGAACGGCCAGGGCTTCTAATGGCGACAGCAGCCGCGCGGTACGCGCAGCTCCAGCGCGCCCGGAACTCCGTCCTCAACGCAGCCCGCGAAGCCGCCCGTGTCACGATCCCCGGCCTGATCCCTCAGGAAGGTGCATCGGACCCGCACGACATCGCGGAGCAGCCTTACGAGAGCCTTGGCGCTCGCGGCGTCAACAACGTCGCGGCCAAGCTCCTCCTTTCCCTCTTCCCCCCGCAGCGCCCGTTCTTCAAGCTCCAGGTGGACGCCGAGACGGCGGACCAAATGGGGGCCAAGCTCGGCAAGGCAGAGGAAGCCCTCGCTGGCATCAGCCGCATGGCGATGGCGCTGGTCGAGGTCTCCGGTTCCCGCCCGCTGTGGATGGAAGTCTTCCGTCACCTCATCGTGGCTGGGAACATCCTCATCTATCACCCCGACGACGGCAGTCCCATGCGGGTCTGGCGCCTGGACCAATACGTGGTCCGCAGGGACGCTCAGGGCCGGATGCTCGAAGCCGTCATCGAGGAAGAGGTGTACCCCTCCGAGCTGGACGATGCCGTCCGCGCGGCGGTGCAGCTCGACCAGGAAGAGCCCGACGAGAAGGGCGAGCCGAGCGACAAGGCTGAGGAGAAGGTCAAGCTCTACACCTTCGTGAAGGTGGAGGGCGACAACGTCATCCACTTCGAGGAGATTAACGGCATCGAGGTGCCGGGCTCCCGAGGAACCGCGAACAAGGACGTCTCCGGGTGGCAAGCCCTCCGGTGGCAGGCCGTGCCTGGCTCCGACTATGGCCGGTCGATGGTTACCGAATATGCCGGTGACTTCCTCTCCCTGGAGGAAGGCTGGCAGGCGGTCATCAAGTTTGCCGCTGAGGCGGCCCGCATCATTACCATCGTGGACCCGAACGCGGGCGTCGATGTCGAGGAGCTGGCCGAAGCCGAGAGTGGCGACCACCTCACCGGGTTCGTCGATAAGATCAACAAGCTCGGGCTCGAAAAGAGCGCCGACTTCACCATCCTGTGGAACGTCATCCAGAGCATTGAGCGCCGCGTAAGCCAAGCGTTCCTGCTCACCGCCAACACCATCCGCGATGCGGAGCGGGTCACGGCGGAGGAAATCCGGGCGGTGGCCCAGGAACTAGAGGACGCCTTCGGGGGAACCTACACGGTCCTCTCCGCCGAAGCTCAGACGCCGTATGCGCGCCGCGTGCTCTACATCCTCGGCAAGCAGGGCAATGCCCCCGCCGCCAAGCAGCTCCTCAAGAACGTCAACACCCAGATCGTCACGGGCTTCTCGGCCCTCGGACAAAACACCGAGGTCCAGGCCATCACCGAGTGGCTTCAAGGGCTCGTCAATCTCTTTGGCCCCCAGGCCGTCGCGCAGGCGGTGGACTTCCAAGAGGTTGCATACCGCACCGGCACCGGACGCGGGATCGAGGACGTCAAGGGGATGCTCAAGGACCCCCAGACAATCGCCAACGAGCAGGCCGGAGCGATGCAGCAGGATGTGACCTCGAAGGTCGCACCGGAAATCGTGAAGGGCGGCATGAAGGCGCTTCAGGACAACCCAGCAATTCAGGAGGCAATTAATGCCCAGGCAGAACAGTAAGTCCGAGGAGGCCGGGAATGACCTGGTCCGCTCGGGCCGAGTGAACACCGAGGTCTCCACCCGCACGGTCGTCGAAGACCGCACGGCGGAGCCGAACGAGCGCCCCCGGATGGAGTACCAATCCACCGAGCGTGACCACGGCAACGGCACCATCGAGACCATCTACGGGGAGCCAGTCGGCGGCTTCCTTAAGTCGGACGACGCTTAATGGTTGACGGCGTAAACCAGGAAGTCGAAGCCGAGGTCGAGGAGAGCGGCGTCAAGGGCACCATGCTGGGCGGTCGCGAGTTTCGCGGCGCGGTCGAGCACCGGGAGCCCGGCGCCCCCGAGCTGAAGCCCGCCCCCGAGGGCATCCCAGAGAAGTTCTGGGACCCCATCAAGGGCGAGCTGAGGTCCGCCGACCTCATCAAGTCCTACACCGAGCTGGAGAAGCGCATCGGCGCCCCCAAGGAGGACGACGAACCCAAGGGCGATGATGAGCCAGAGGGCGATGACGACGCCGCCAAGGGTGACGATGAGCCCAAGGGCGACGACGAGCCGAAGGGCGATGATGAGCCCAAGGGCGACGACGAGCCGAAGGATGCTCCCCAGCTCAACGATGCCATCCAGGCCGCTCAGGCTGCCTATGCGGAAACCGGCGAACTCTCCGCCGAAGCCCGCGAGCCCCTGAAGGCGGCTGGCATCACCGACGAGCAGATCGACTTCTACCTCGCTGGCGTGAAGGCCACCGAGGCGGCGCTCACCAGCGCGGCCTATAAGGCTGCCGGGTCAGAGGAGGCCTTCAAGGCTGCGGTCCAGTGGGCCGCCAGCGGGGGCCTGTCCGAGAAGCAGATCATCGCCTTCAACGCCCAGACGGGCGATGTGGAGACCGTTGGCCCCGCCGTGGCGGGCCTGATGGCGGCCTTCCGCGCCGCCAATCCTGGCGAAGGCAGGCTCACCAACCGAACCACCGGACACAGCACGGGTGACGTCTATACCCACATGGACGAGTTCACCCAGGACCTGGACCGGGCCGACCAGCAGCGTGACAAGGTCGCGCGCCGGAAGGCAATCGACAAGCTCCGCCGCTCCCGTGAAGCCGGGACGGTCAAGAGCGAACGCCGCTCACCTTTCGGCGGCTAAATCCAACGGCGCGTGGGGGCGTCGGTAGCAGTCGCCTCCCCCACACCTACCCAAATACCAAGAGATAATCCGAAGGCCGTGAGGCCGGGGTGCGCCCCGACAACCTCCGCCAGTGCCGAGGACCTTGAGGAAGCGGGACGCAAGAAACCCAACCCCAAGGAAAGTTCCCTTTAATGAGTAACAGCACTCCCTCTCGTCCAGGTCTTCGCGAAGGCGGCTCCGATCCGCTAGAGCTGCTGCTGGACGTTCGCGGTCGCGAAGTCCTCAACGCCTACGCGGCGGAAATCAAGATCGCGGACAAGATCAACTCGCAGTCCCTCAAGGGCGCCAAGAGCGTCAAGTTCCCGGCCTTCTGGAACGCGAGCGTCAGCTACCACACCCCCGGCGTCGAGCTGCTCGGCGGCCAGATCGCGTCTCAGGACGTGACTGTCAGCCCGGACGACAAGCTCGTCTCGGATGTGTTCGTGGCGGACGTTGACGAGGCCCTGTACGATGTCGAGGTCCGCTCGCCGTACACCGAGGCCATCGGTCGTGCTCTGGCCGAGCACTACGACGCGAATGTGGCTCGCGCGATCATCCTCTCCAGCCGCCAGGGCGCGCTCTTCACGGGCGACCAGGGTGGTTCGGCGCTGACGAACGCTGCCTATGCGACGGACGCCATCGCGCTCTTCGACGGCATCAGCCAGGCGAAGGAGACGATGGACGACAAGAAGGTGCCGGTGGACAGCCAGCCGCTCTATGCGATGCTGAAGACTGCTCCGTGGTATCTGCTCGCGCGCAGCGACCGCAACCTCGACCGTGACTACAACGGCGGGGCGGCGGACATCCGCAAGCACACGCTGACGACCGTTGATGACATCAGCGTCATCAAGTCGAACAACCTCCCGTTCGGCGCGGACGACACGGCGAACGCCAACATTCCGGCTGAGTACCGGGGCAACTGGACGACCACCATCGGTGGTGTCTTTACCCCCTACGCCGCTGCGACGGTCGTGGTCCAGGACCTCGGCTTCCAGATGGTGGATCAGCCCGAGAAGCAGGGCGTCCTGCTCATCGGTCGCCGCATGGTGGGCACCCGCCCGCTGCGGTCGAAGACGGCGGTCGAGCTGAAGACTGCGTAACTTCAAGAGACGGGGATGGGCTTCGGCCTGTCCCCGTTTTTTCCTTTTACCTGAGGAGCCTTGACGCATGGTGCTCGCCCCCATGACGACCCTGGAGGCTGTCAACCGGATGCTCGCCAGCATCGGCCAGGCCCCCGTGAATACCATCCCCAGCTCGGGGGTGGGCGATGCCGCTAAGGCGGCCCAGCAGCTCCTTGAGACCGCGCGCGATGTGCAGACGGTCGGCTACTGCTGGAACTCCGATACGAATTACACCCTCTCCCCGGACCCTGACGGCGCCATCCTGCTCCCTAACGGAACCCTGGATGTGGACGCCTCGGACCCTGGGACGAACCTCTCTGTCCGCCTACACCCGGTGAAGAACCAGCTCGCCCTCTATGAT